GGATAGAGAGATAGAAATATTAAAAGCCAAGTTAGAACTAGATCTCAAAATCAGTGAGATCAAACTAAACTCGGCAACAGACAAATATACAAGTCTTCTCAGCATAAAAGACGAGGAGAACAAGCGATTACAAGAACTGGCACTTAGGAGACCAAACGATTATACCCACTGGTGGTTTGTCGGCGGCGTTATTGGCGGCGTGGTTTTGACGGTAGGTGTCTTTGTGGTTGCTGCGGGGATTACTAACTAATGGCGATAGGTAAGTACACCCATGGAAAGCTAGTTTCTATAATTAAAGCTAATTCTACAGACGCAGAGGGCGTCACAACAAGTCCGGGCGGCTCTAGCACCCATTTACAATACAATAACGGAGGCTCCTTCGCAGGCATATCCACCTTTACTTTTGACGGTACTGATATGAAAGTTGCCGACGATACTAAAATAAAATTTGGTACCAACAGTGATGCTCATATAGAATACAATGAAAATCAAGACGATTTTCTAGTTATATCTGGCTCATCAAATGGTATCGTCTTATCCGGCTCAACAATCCAAATAGCCGGAACTTTAGAGGGAGCCTCTCCACTTAAGATCGGCGGTGAACTACAGTTTGTATCCACAGGAGACCAATCAGCTTTTAACTTCGGACCAAACAACGAGGCAAAGATATATTACGAAGACGGTGGTCACGGGGCTTTGATAATCTCCGGTTCGGAACACAGGGGGCTCGTCTTGTCGGGCTCTTGCGTTCATGTGGCTAATTATTTGGCGGTGGGGGATTGCTCCGCAACTCACGCAATAACATTACCAGATAGCAGCCGTCCAGACGGACAAATTAAGGCAAATGCTTTCCTTTCCTATTCTTCCATACGATTCAAGGAGGATGTTGAGCCTCTTAATTCCGCTCTTGACACAATTAACAAGCTACAAGGTGTATCATATAGTTGGAAAGACACGGGGAAAAAGGATTACGGATTTATTGCTGAAGAGGTTGGTAAAGTAATTCCAGAAATTGTTGAATGGTCACAAGATCCAGAGTATGCGAATACCATGGATTATACTAAAATTATTTCATTTTTGGTTGAGGCGGTAAAACAGCAGCAAAATAAAATTGATCTTTTAAGTGAAAGAATAGGAAAACTAGGTGTATAATAGTGTGACATGAGTAGGAAAGATTTAAATTATATCGCAAAACTTGAGAAAGCCATAGCAGATCAGTATGGCACAGAGTCAGTTCAGCACCCAAGGTCCAATTGGACTAAAGAAAAAGAACTAGATTATCTTAATCAGATAAAGCAAAGGCACAAAAAAGATACCAAACAAAGGGAAAGTGCTGAAAAGATTAATAAAGATGGTTTTTTCGTATCAAAAAAACTACTTACTAAAGACGAAGATCGTGTTTGTCCTGCTTGCTTTGAGTATTCTTTTAATTTAAAAGACGATCTATACATGAACAAGCACGACTGTTGTTGGAAATGTTATATGCAATTTGTCGAAGGTAGGGAAGAGAGATGGGCAAACATAGACCAAAGAGTAGAGTTTCTAGGAAACTTTTATAAGGGGAAAGATAATGGCTAGCGTTTTAGATGTTGTACAGACAATTCAAAATATCGTGTCTACTAAGGGATACGATGGAGCACTTGATGAAGAGGGAAACCCAGTCAAAATCGGTCTCAGAAGAGAGGTTGACAATACTGTGACTGATAGTAGGCTTGTCGATGGCTTTAAAGTAAGATTCCAAGGGAACAAAATGGTTTTAAGCTACTCATCGGAGTGTAATATAAAGAGTGTGGCAGACCCCAAGTTCGAATCCAAGGTTGAGCAGAAAATAGCTGATATCGTATCCTTTTTAAAAAAGGAATACAAGACATCCGCAGGAAAAAACCTATCTTTAGTCCAAGAGGGGGAGACAGATATTCTTGTACAAAAGATGTCGAACATTAGAACTTGGTATCAGACATCCACCATCTATAAGCTCGGCGGTGTTCCCGGTCTTGGAGAAGAAGAAACACTCCCACCACAACAGAGACTAGAAGAGAGTATTAAGAACTGGATTAAGGCTTCAAGATAGTGAAGGCGCATGTCATATCAATTAACAAAGAAAGAAAAACTCAAAGAGATTGTCAAGTCTGGTAAAAATCCATCTTACTTTATAAATAACTATACCAAAATCTCACACCCAATTAAGGGTCAAATACCATTTAAAACTTACGACTTTCAAGATCAATTGCTGGAAGACTTCAATGATTATCGTTTCAATATTATTTTGAAGGCGAGACAACTAGGTATATCTACAATTACTGCTGGCTATGTTGCTTGGATGATGCTCTTCCACAAAGATAAGAACATTCTTGTCATGGCTACAAAGTTTCAAACGGCCGCAAACCTAGTGAAGAAAGTAAAGGCAATCATGAAGAATTTGCCAGAATGGATGCAGATCGCTAGTATTGAAATAGACAACAGAACATCTTTCGAGTTGAATAATGGATCCCAGATCAAGGCATCTACGACTTCAGGAGATGCAGGTCGTTCAGAAGCTCTTTCTCTCCTCGTTGTAGATGAGGCAGCGCACGTAGAAGGGCTTGATGAACTATGGACGGGTCTCTACCCTACTCTGTCAACAGGTGGTCGTTGTATCGCTCTATCTACCCCAAATGGTGTGGGAAACTGGTTTCATCAAACCTATATCGACGCAGAATTGAGAAATAACGATTTTCACTACACTAATCTACCATGGGATGTACACCCAGATAGGGATGAGGAGTGGTTTTCAGAAGAAACCAAAAATATGTCCCGGAGGCAAATCGCGCAAGAGTATGAATGTAATTTCAATATGTCTGGAGAGACCGTTATTCATGCCGATGACATGGCGTTGATTAAAGATAACTTAGCAGATCCAGAATATAGAACTGGGTTTGATAGAAATTTTTGGATATGGGAAAAATTTAATCCTGAATGCAAGTATCTTCTGGTAGCAGACGTTTCTAGGGGAGATGACAAAGACTTTTCTGTTTTTCATATCTTTAAACTAGAAACAATGGAGATTGTCGCAGAATACAAATCAAAGATAACCCCGGACCTCTTTGCTAACATGTTAAACGACGTTGGTCGTGAATATGGTAACTGCCTAATGGTCATTGAAAATAACTCCGTAGGATATGCTGTATTGGATAAGCTAAGAGATATGGCATATCCAAACTTGTATTATTCGATAAAGTCAACGCATGAATATATTGAGCAGTATCAGGGTGAAAATATGAGCAACGCCGTTGCTGGCTTTTCCATGACCTCTAAGACCAGACCTCTTGTCGTGGCGAAAATGGAAGAATTCATTAGAAATAAACTAGTTACAATATATTCTGCTAGACTATTTAGTGAGTTAGAGACATTTGTTTGGCACAATGGTCGACCCCAAGCTATGCGTATGTACAACGATGACTTGGTGATGGCTTTTGCTATAGGTTGTTGGGTCAGGGATACTGCACTTGAAGTGAACCAGAGAGATGTAGAATATACAAAGGCGTTTTTGGGTGCTATGACGAAGGTAAAAACAGAGATAAATACATCAATACCCGGACAAATAGGCTATAAACCGATATCAAAAAATGATAAGATTAGAGAGCAACAACAATATAGTTGGATATTAAAAGGATAAAAAATGGCTGACAGAAATAGAAACCCCAGAAATGAAGCTTCTCCTTTATTCAGGAGACTGACAAGGTTGCTTTCGGGGCCACTTGTCAATTATGATGCCCAAGTGGTAGTGAGAAACTCAAGAACTGATGCGGACAAGTTTTCATCGGACTTCAAATCAGCTAGTGGGCAGCAGTTTAAAAAGACAACATACAATCCTTTTTCCAATTTAACTAGTGCTGCCTTGGCAAATGTGTCAAGAAGTCAAAGATATATTGACTTTGATCAAATGGAGTATGAGCCGATTATTGCTTCTGCTTTGGATATATATGCTGATGAAATGACGACTTCTTCACACCTTCATCCGCTATTAAAGATCCACTGCCCAAATGAAGAAATAAAACTTATTCTAAATTCCCTATATCACAACGTTTTAAATATCGAGCATAATCTTTTTAGTTGGTGTAGGACCATGTGTAAGTTTGGAGATTTCCTGCTATATCTTGATATAGAGGAGGAGCAAGGGGTTATCAATGCGATAGGTCTTCCAACTAGAGAGGTTGAGAGGCTGGAGGGTGAAGATAAGACAAATCCAAATTATATCCAATACCAATGGAATTCAGCAGGAATGACATTCGAAAACTGGCAAGTAGCGCACTTTAGAATACTGGGTAATGATAAGTACGCGCCATATGGCACCTCAATCCTTGACCCCGCCAGAAGGATATTCAGGCAACTAACACTTCTAGAGGATGCAATGATGTCATACAGGATTGTAAGATCTCCTGAGCGTCGAGTTTTTTATGTAGATGTTGGCGGTGTTAATCCGAATGAAGTAGAGCAATACATGCAAAAAGTTGTAACTCAAATGAAGAGAAATCAAGTTGTTGACGCAAACACTGGTCGTGTCGACCTTCGCTATAACCCAATGTCTGTAGACGAAGATTACTTTATACCAGTCAGGGGCGCACAACAATCTACAAAAATAGAAAGTCTGCCCGGAGGAACTTACACGGGCGACATCGACGATGTTAAATACCTAAAAGATAAGTTGTTTTCCGCACTTAAGGTGCCACAGTCGTATTTGTTCAGAGGAGAAGGGGCAAGCGAAGACCAAACAACACTTGCTCAAAAGGATATCCGATTCGCAAGAACAATCCAGCGGCTACAAAGAGCTGTTATAACTGAATTAGAAAAGATTGGTATAATTCATCTTTACACTCTTGGATACAGGGGCAACGATTTGATATCTTTTAAAATGTCCTTGAATAATCCATCAAAAATAGCAGAGCTACAAGAATTGGAGCAGTGGAGAACTAAGTTCGATGTTGCTAGCGCAGCAACTGATGGATTCTTTAGCAAGAGATGGGTAGCTACAAATCTGTTTAATATATCAGAATCAGAATATTTGAGAAACCAAAGAGAATTAGCATATGATAAACTGATGCAAGCAGAATTTGATCTTCTTGATGGTGAAGGCGGAGAAGCAGCAGCTATGACTGGCGGAGGCTTGGGGTCTCTGGGCGGTTTGGGTGACACTGAAGATATGGGTGGAGACCTTGATGCCGGTGCTGAAGAGGTAGAGACAGAGACAGAAACCCCAGAGGAGCCCGAAGGAAACTTATTGGCTGTACCGGGAAATCGTGACGACGATGTGAAAAAAGCAGAATTCAAAGGTCGCGGAGGTAAGACATACACTACCACGAGCAATTCAAAGGGCAAGATATATGAGCCAAGAAATGATTTATCTGGTAAAAGAGCCGTACAAAGATCTATGAAATCGATGGGCGGAATGAGGGGAATCACGGGCGTTCCAAAGGGTTTTAATGACATGAAAAGACTGTCTAGAGGGGTTTCTGAAGACCAAGAACCTAATTATGATATACAAGAACAACAAATTCTTGATCACAATAACGAAATTAAAAGTTTGATTACAGAGTTGGAGAACAAAAAAGATGTCAAGCAAGATTAAACATAATAAGAAAAGAAATACCGCTTTTCTTTACGAAGCTTTGGTTAGAGAGTTGACCAAAGCTAGTATAAAAAAAGATAACGTTCGAAAAAATACTATTATTTCAATATTTAAAGATTTTTTTAAACCGGGAACAACACTGTATAGAGATTACAAGTTGTATGAAAATATAGTAAATACACAAGTTGAAGAAAGAAGATTGGCAGAAAAGATAATTGTAGAATCTAGACTTGAAAGAAGCGCACTGGACAACAAAAGGCTGTTTAATGAGCAGAGCGCTTTGATATCTAGAATTAATAAAGAGTTGTCTAGTGATATTTACTCTAATTTTGTTCCTAACTACAAAGATTTGGCAACTCTACATCAAATATTTAATAATCCAAAAATTGAAGCCAAAAAAAGGGTTCTTTTAGAAGAAAGCATTGTTGATTCCATGGTTGCGACTGGCGACATGGAAGAATCGAAAAGTATGAAACACATAGATAACATTGTTTACAAAACATTTGTTGAAAAATTTAACAATTCATATTCTAATTTGAACGAAAACCAAAAACAAATGTTAAAGGCATATACGGGATCTGTGAATGATAACGGCATTGAAATGAAAATATATCTGGATGACGAGATATCAAGACTGAAAAGGGAACTGGACGAATCAATTGATATGGAGGTTTTCCCAGAGGATAGGACAGAGATACACAGTCTTCTACAGGGTATGAAAGATAGAGAATTAGTCGATTCTGATTTTACAAAAATACTCAAGATTCAACAATTAGTTGAGGAATTAAAATCAAATGATAAAAGTACAAGTTAAAAATTATCCTCCAACACCGGAGTATATTACAGAATATATTGACGACCTTGATATGAAAAAATCACTAGCTGGTCACCTGATGATTTATAACCATAAAGATATTGCTATAGTTGTTAAGACTGAGGAGAGAAAGATTGTCGCATACAGCAGGGGAAATTTTAGCGATATCATTTATAATGCTCAAAATAGGTTTTTTAATTACCTTGTGGAGAACGGGGTAGTACAACCAGAAACTGTAAGGGGCACAAATGTCTTTGGAGCACTAGCGGCTGAATACCCAGACAATAAAGACATACAAAATCTTACAGAGATTGTGTTATACAACATATCTGGATTTATTAAGAATGAGACCGAATATATGGAAGCTATAACAAAGGCGGAAATGGAGAGAGAAGAAAACTTGCTCGACCCATCTTCAGAAGACTCTACGGAACTTGGAGAAGTGCCACAAGAAACAACAAAGGGGACACAACAACCTTATTACCCCGGCTATTCATATGGCTTGGCAGGGATCTATAGGTACGAATAGTGGATCTTATATACTTTGTTCTCGCCTCTTGGGGCATGACCCAAATCTTAGTTTACGGAACAATTTTTGAAAACCAAAGAGATTGGATTATGGAAAAATCTAATTGGCTTGGAGCACTAATTCATTGCCCAATGTGTACGGGTTTTTGGGTCGGTGCATTTTTGTTCGGCATAAATGACTTAACAGAACTATTTAATTTTGAGTATAATATCGCTAATTTGTTGATTTTAAGTTGTATAGCTTCCGCTACATCATATACCTTAAATACAGTAATTGGTGATGGTGGAATTAAAATTAATCATATTCATGAGTAGAGGAGTAAAGGTGATGGAAAAGTGGATGTTACAACCAGTGAGAAGATGCTGTAAGGGCTCCTAGATCGCACGGGTAATGCCCGTCAAAGGATTTAATTATGACTGAAAAAATGGTAATTAGAGAATACTATGAACTTTGTGACGGTGGCATATGCCAAGATTTGCTCACTGAGTCTGAAAAAAGATTCGTATCAGATGGCGGTATGATTTTATCTGGAGTAATTCAGAGATGTGGCGTACCAAATGGTAACGGAAGAATATATACAGAGGGTGTCCTTAAAAGAGAGATTGGTCTGTATGAAAAATTAGTAAAAGAAAACAGGGCACTTGGAGAATTAGACCACCCAGAGTCTAATATTGTCGAGCTAGCCAATGTTTCACATAAGATGACAGCAGTCTGGATGGAAGGCAACGATGTATATGGGAAGATACAAGTTCTCAATACTCCTTCTGGTCAAATCTTGAGGGCATTAGTTGAGGGCGGTTGTAAAATTGGTATCTCTTCTAGGGGCACAGGAACACTACAAGAGGGACCAAATGGCTCCATCGTTAATGAAGACTTTCAGTTAATATGCTTTGATATGGTATCTGAGCCATCAACAGCCGGGGCCTTCATGATGAAAGAGAATAAAGATAGTAATGTATTTACAAGGGCTGATAAATTAAATCGATTAATTAAGGATATATTGAGCTAGATTTATGAAAAAAGAAGAATTTAAACAACTTATTAAAGAAAGTGTAAAAGAGGTCCTCTTAACAGAGGGCTTTTTGTCAACTATAGTTTCCGAGGTTGTTAAGGGAATAGGTAACACTGTAATCACTGAAAGGGTAACAGTAGCCACCCCGGATAAGAGCGAAGAAAATACAAGTAAAAATAATTTCAGAAAAGCAAAGCAACAAGATCAAGTAAGAAAACTCCAAGAAACAAAGAGAAAAATGCTTGATGCGATTGGAAAAACTGCTTACGGAGGAGTGGATGTCTTTGAGGGCACGAAGCCAATCTCAAAAGGCGCAGCCAGTCCAAGCAATCCAGCTCCGAACTCGCCTCTGGGAGATGTGGAGCCGGATGATCCGGGTGTTGATATATCGGACTTGCTAGGCGGATCAGCCGCATGGAAACAACTAATAAAATAGGTATAAAATGGGAAAGAAAGCTAAACCAGTTCATGTTGAAGTTACACCAAGAAAGAATGAATCTCCTGAGAGAATGATCAAGAGATTTACTAAGAAGGTTAAAAAAGAAGGCATTCAAGACGAATGGCGAGAAAAGCACATGTACTTTGAGAAACCAACAGACAAACGTCGTCGTAAGAAAAAAGAGCGAAATAGGGTAATTAAAAAGCTTCAAAGAGATTACGATGCTAAGTATAAAGACTAGGAGAAAATAAAATGGCATACTCACCAAGAACAAGCGGAATCGGAAATTCGGCAGCATATCAGGTCGCAGGTCGACCATACTTGACAGGCTCTATTGTCCAAAATGGCGACGGGTCTCAAACTAATAGTCAACAAAAAGTAGTATTTGGTGCCATTACGAGATCGATTCAGGTCGTGAACACTGGCTCCTCTGCCATTTTGTTACATTTCGATGACCGCACAGCAGCACCTTCCCTTATTAATGAGCATAACTATATTGTCATACCTCCTGATTTGAATCACTACGGTAGTGGGACAGCAGATAATTACATAAGTGGCTCTTACAAGAATTCTCCGACTGTAATGAATGTTAAATGCAGCCACTTGTACATCTCTAGTGCCGGATCGGGACAGAGCGGATTTCAAATCGCCGCTGAGTTAACTCATATACCAACTGCGGATATGTATGTATTGTCTGGCTCTGGTATTAATACAGGAAACTAACGTCGTTTTTTGCTGTCTTTCTAAACAATTAGAGCAAAATCAAAAAAATATTCATAACTACCTCACCTAAATCTAATCCTCAAAACTATTTATATATGAGCACGAAGTTTGTGCTTATAGCGCCCTCTGGCGCTTTTTCTTTAACTATAATCTAAAAATTTAATAAATCTATGGAGGATTTTTTCTTATGGCTTCTATTACATTATCCCAATACGGGAAATTTGCCTCATTCCAGAACAACTCTGGATCTGCTGATGCCGCTGCCCCTGAAGGAGGAGTTTATCTCTTTGCTTCTGGTGCTGTTGGCTCTTCAAAACTTTACTTACAAAACGAGGGGGAATCGTCCCTTATCGACCTTGACTCTGTTCTTGACATCGCTGGCGACAGCGGAACTGGAACTGTTTCAAACAGTCAATCTTTAACACTTGCTGGAGGTACTGGTCTTGACACTACTGCTTCTGGACAAACAATTACTTTCTCAATGGACCTCAACGAGCTTGGTGCTGCTGCTGTTGACGTTGCTGCTGATAGCATTGCTATTGTTGACGCAACTGATAATAGTACAAAGAAGGAAAGCATTGCTGACCTTATGACCGCTGCTGCTGGTAACGGTCTCGCTGCTTCTTCTGGTGTTCTCGCTGTTGGTGTTGATGATAGCTCAATCGAGCTTAACTCCGATGCTCTCCGCGTGAAAGCAGGAGGTATCACCAACGCTATGCTCGCTGATGACGCTGTTGACAGTGACGAACTCGCTGCTGGCGCTGTTGATCTTGCTCACATGAGCGCTAACTCTGTTGATTCCGATCAATACGTTGACGGCTCAATTGACACAGCGCACATCGCTGACGCACAGATCACTCTTGCAAAGATGGCTGTTAACTCTGTTGATTCCGATCAATACGTTGATGGTTCAATCGACACAGCACACATTGCTGACGCGCAGATCACTCTTGCAAAGATGGCTGTCAATTCTGTTGATTCCGATCAATACGTTGATGGCTCAATCGACTTGGCTCACATGAGCGCCAACTCTGTTGACTCTGACCAATACGTTGACGGTTCAATCGACAATGTTCACATTGCTGCTGATGCAGTTGATGGCGCTAAGATTGCTGACGATGCGGTTAACTCTGAGCACATTGCTCTCGGCGCTCTCGATTCAGAGCACTACGCATCTGGGTCTATCCAAACTGGACACGTTGCTGATAATCAAGTTACTTTGGCTAAGATGGCTGGATTGGCTGCTGCTAAGTTTATTCTTGGTGATAGCAATGGCGATCCTGCTGCTGTAAGCATGAGCGGTGACGTAACTTTGAGCAACGCAGGTGTAGCATCAATTGGTGCTACTAAAGTTACTGATGCTATGATGAACGACGATGTTGCAACTGGTCTTGCTGGTGCTGGTCTTGCTGCTTCTTCTGGTGTTCTTGCTGTAGACTTTGATGAGTTGAGCGCAAAGACAACTGTTGTTGATGCTGACTTGGCTGTTATCATTGACTCTGAAGACAGCAACGCTTCTAAGAAAATGACTCGCGGAAACTTGCTCGGATCTGCTCTTGCTGCATTCAGCAACGGATTGACTGCAACAACAATGTCTGCTTCCTCTAACGTTTCTGTTGGTGGATCTGTCCTTCTCGGTGGAGAAGGCGGTGGAATCGCTAACGCGGCTGGACAAGCGGTGATGGGTGTTTCTAGTCAAAACGCAACATTCGCTGCTGGTATCGGTGTTACTAGTGGAGCTACTTTCGGTGGTGGATACGGATCTACTGGTGCTACTATCAGTGATTCTGGTGCCCTTCAACTTAACGCTAGCCTTACAGTTGATACTTCTGCTACTTTCGGTGGTGGATATGGTTCTACTGGTGCTACTATTAGTTCTGCTGGTGCTCTTCAGCTTAACTCTGGTCTTACAGTTGATGATGCTGCTACTTTCGGTGGTGGATACGGATCTACTGGTGTAACCATCTCTAACGCTGGAGCAATCCAAGCTAACGGAGCAATGCAGCTTGACGGTACCTTTACCCAAGGTGCTGACGGCGCTGGTGTTGATGCTAAGTTCTTCGGTGGTGATGCTGATGAGTACATGCTCTATGATGCTTCTGCTAACCACTTGCAGTTCCAAAACGCTTCCGATGCCCTCATCTTGGAGCTTGGCGCAAGCACAAACGGTTACGCTCTCGAAGTTGCAAACCTTGCTGGCGATGCTGGTAAGATCAAAGCAACTGCTTTCGTAACTTATTCCGATGAAAACCTCAAGGAAGAAGTAACTGCTATGGACAACGCTCTTGATGCAGTTATGAGCCTTAACGGTGTTGAATTCACTTGGAAAAACTCTGGAGAGAGAGACTTCGGTTTCCTCGCTCAAGAAGTTAAGAGTGTTATTCCACAAGCCGTATCCGTAGGTAATGACGGAATTCACGGTGTTGACTACTCAAGACTTACTTCTGTTCTCGTAGAGGCTGTAAAGGCTCAACAAGTTCAGATCGAAGAATTGAAAGCAATCCTCAAGAAGTAAACCTTTTTGATAACCGAGGGCAGGGATCTACGGGTCTCTGCCCTCACCTTTTATAATATGAAAATCAAAAGCAGGGCAGACATCATTCAATACTTAGAAGAGAACGACCCCAGTTATCGTATCGAAGGTAATGTAGTGTTTGCTTCAAAAGCCTTCCTAATCAACACTGTTGTTCAATGGTGTATCAATCAAGTAAATTTAAAAAAAATGCACCCTGAAGAAATGGGCTTTTATTTAGAGGCAATATCGTCATTTTTAGATGATAAATGTAATATATACTGGGATGAAGAATCTAACCTTGTGATATCTTAGAATAAAGTTTGTTTTTTTGGATCTTTTAAAGATGTTGTGACTAATTATTACTGGAAATTTATTCTTTTTTACATATTCATATGGGAGATAACGACATGTCATCTATGCTAGATCAAGCAATTGTAGACGCTACTGCGCTAAAAGAAGCCGCAATGAAGAATGCGGAAGCAGCAATAATAGAAAAATATTCACAAGAAATAAGGCAAACTGTTGATAGCATGTTAAACGAAGGTGCTGAAGACAATGTAGACTATGCTGCCGAAAAACCCCCAGAGATGACTGGAGCCCCATCTGATCCCCAAGATCAGGGTGATGGAATGATGGAACTAGACCTTGATGGATTGGAGCAATACATGAAGTCGGCTCTAGGAGAGGAGATGACTGAGGAGATAACCACTCATGAGGACATGTCAAAAGAAGTGGAGATCGCAGTAGAAGCCCCCAATAACGACTCAGATGTTGGGAATATCGACGAAGAAATAGACTTAACAAACCTTTTCGAGGGTGAAGAAGAAGAGATAGAAATATCGGAAGAACAGTTAAAAGACATTGTTGAAAAACTGACCCTTGACTTTCACCCAGAAAAAACAGGATGGCTAGAAAAGCCACAATTTGAGACTCGCCAAGCAGAACTTGAGGCCGAGGCTCTTGCTGCTCATGATGACAGCAGTAATGAAGAGATGGATAAATTAAAGGAGGCTCTACAAGTCTCTGAAAAACAAAATGAAAACCTTAGAGGAAAATTAGAAAAAATGACTGGTAACGTCCAAGAGATGAAGTCATTTACCGATAGGGTAAAAGGAACTTTAAGTGAGGTTAACCTACAAAATGCTAGGTTACTTTATACAAACAAGGCTTTGAATAGCGACTCGTTGAATGGGCGACAAAAAGATAAACTTGTCGAAGCTATATCAAAATCTAAAACAGTTGAAGAGGCGAAAGTAATTTATGAAACCCTTCAGGGCGCAGTGGGAGAGCAGGTACATAAAAGTTCTGCTCCGAAATCACTTAGCGAGGCGGTGACAAAGCGTTCTTCAGCTTTGCTTAAAGGCAGCGAGGCTAAACAAAAAGCTGATCCTAATTTGGACAGAATGAAACGTTTGGCTGGTATTAATTAAACTAAAAAGGAGAAATAAAACTATGTCAGTTTTAGATAAATTAACAGAAGGTATTGTTAATCGTGACCTCCAGAAGGAAGGTGCTGCCCTGCTTGCGAAGTGGGAAAACACTGGTCTTCTAGAGGGAATGAATAGCGAACGTTCTAAAGACACTATGGCTCGCTTGCTTGAGAACCAAGCTAGAGAGCTTCTTAGAGAAGCAGCATCTGCTATGAATAATGGCGATGTTGAGGGTTTTGCTTCTGTAGCATTCCCGATTGTACGCCGTGTATTCGGATCTTTGATCGCTAACGATCTTGTTAGTGTTCAGCCAATGAGCCTCCCATCGGGACTCATTTTCTTTCTTGACTTCACCAAGGATAGAGCTAGACTCGGAGATGAGTCCGGTGATTCCGTATACGGTGGAGGAAAAGTTGGACAGCAGATCACAGGCGGTGTAGACCTCTCTGGACCTGCTAGTGGTTCTGAAAAGAGTTTCTATGCTCTTAACAATGGTTACTCATCACCAACAGGCTCACAAACAGCACCTGTAATTACTGTTCACGCAGAAATTGAAGCATTCCCCGGTTCTGAAGCATCCGAGGCAGCAAAGCTTTGTCGTTTCGACCCAGATATTCCATCTGGATCGGCTGTTGTTGTTGGTAAGATCGCAACCTCCACACTTAGCCAGTTAAACAAGGACAACCTTGTTGCTGTTTCTCTCGGATTGAGAGATATCGCTATGTCTGGTACAAATGCGTCTGGTGGTAACGGTGGTGTACAGGTAAGAAGATTGACTCAACTCAGTGGTACTACTGATGCTCACCTTCTTGTTGTTATGGCTGCTACTGGTTCTGAAACCACAACAGAACTTAAGAAAAAGTTGACTGGTTCAGCTATCAGTGTTGGTCCATCTGTACCACATGTTGTTTCTTTCCCAATTTCTGATAACTTTAACGGAACTGCTGCTGCTGCTTCCGGCGATGCTATCGGTGTTGTTGCTGGGGCGGATACATGGGGACTCGAAGATAACATCAACATTCCAGAACTCAACATCAAAGTTGATTCCATCAGTGTTACTGCGATGACAAAGAAGCTCAAGGCTAAGTGGACTCCAGAATTGGGACAAGATCTCAATGCTTATCACAACCTTGATGCGGAAGTTGAGCTTACAAGCATTCTCTCTGAGCAAATTGCTCTTGAGATTGACCGTGAGATCCTTGAGGATCTTATCAAAGGCGCAGCCGCTGGAACTCAATATTGGTCACGTCGTCCGGGTAGATTCCTTGACAGAGCCTCTGGACAACAGATTGGCACTGTGGGTGGAACAACCTATAACAACGAATCTTTGATGGGTGCTGACTTTACTGGTACCGTTTCCGAATGGTATGAGACTCTTGTCGAAACCGTTAATGATGTTTCAGCTCAAATCCACAGAAAGACACTTCGCGGCGGAGCAAACTTTGTTGTTTGTTCACCAGAGGTTGCTAACATCCTTGAGTTTACTGCTGGCTTCCGTGCTAGTGTAACCGCTGATGCTGACCGTGGAACAATTGGTGCTGTTAATGTTGGATCATTGAGCAAGAAGTGGGACGTATATGTCGACCCTTATTTCCCGAGAAACGTACTTCTCGTCGGACGTAAAGGTGGTTCATTCCTTGAGAGCGGATATGTTTACGCTCCATATGTACCGCTTCAGGTAACTCCAACTATCTTCGGTATCGAGGACTTTGTACCTCGTAAGGGTGTCATGACACGCTACGCTAAGAAGATGGTTAGACCAGATATGTATGGTCTTGTTATCTGTCGTGACCTTAACGGCTAATCCCGCTAGGATCTAGACAAACAAAGAGCCTCGTCATTAATTTGGCGGGGCTTTTTTATTTCTATACGGCTTTAACTGATGCCCGAGACTAATTATAGATAGCGTATTTTGTTTTTAAAATAAGGAGATCTAAAACATGGCTCTTCCAACTTTGACACCAGCTAGTAATACTAGTGTGTCTATTTTGCCAGCAACAGGAACACACTCTCGTGTTAATTCCGATTCAAATCCGTTACCATATGGTATGTATGTGACGAAAGCATCTACTGAAGCTGCTGCTAATGCGTTTGTCTCTGGTGCGGTAGATCAAGTTGCTTATGTTTATAGTAAACTTGGCGGAGACATATTAGACATTGAAATATCTGAATTTCAAGTTTATTCTGCTTATGAGGAAGCGGTGCTAGAATATTCATATATCCTGAACATCCATCAAGCTAAAAATAGCGTGTCTAATCTTTTGGGTAACCCCACAGGAACTTTTGACCAAGATGGAGAAATGGTTGTTGGGGACGCCCTAAGCGGATCTAACATTGAGACGAGATATCCAAGATTTAATTTTGAATATGCTAAGAGGGTGGGCAGCACACTCGCCACAGAAGGGGGTTTTGGTGGAGACGTTCCAATATATTCTGCTTCTTTTGATACTGTAAAGGGTAGACAAGATTACGACCTCCAAGCTATTATAGAGAACACATCAACAAGTGACTCTGATAGTCCTTTCTATAATAAGGTTGGGAACAATAAGGTAACAATTAGAAAGGTTTTCTATAAGACCCCCCATGCGATGTGGAGATTCTACGGATATTATGGTGGACTAAACACAGTAGGGAACTTATCTTATTATGGTCAGTATGCTGACGACTCGACATTTGAAGTTATACCAGTGTGGCAAAACAAGGCACAGGCAATGGCTTTCGAAGATGCTATTTGGACAAGAATATCTCACTTCTCATATGAGATTAAAAACAACAAACTCAGAGTCTTCCCAGATGTTACTTCAGTTTCTCCTACAAAAATGTGGGTAGAATTTAGTGTAACATCAAACGCTTGGGATGAGGAAGGAGACCAAGATACAGGGATTAAAGGTGTAAATAATATGAACACCCTACCTTTCGAAAACATTGAATATCTAAACATTAACTCCATCGGAAAGCAGTGGATTAGGAGATTTGCCTTGACTGTGAGCAAGGAAATGCTTGGAAATATACGAAGTAAATTTGCTACAATACCAATTCCCGGAAATAGCGTAACGCTAAACGGTCCAGCATTGGTATCCGAGGCTAAGGCAGAGCAAACCGCTCTCAGGGACGAGCTAAAAGGTGTGTTGGACGAAATGACATATCCGAGATTAGTAGCGCAGACAGCAGAGGTAGTAGAAAACACAACCAAGACAATGCAGGGAGTTCCTTTACCTGTTTTTGTAGGATAGATAAACCGTGGCTAAGAAGAACAAATGGACACAACCTAGTAATCCCCCACCTCCACTTTTCACCGGAAAGAAGGAGCGTGACTTAGTTAAAAAGATCAATGACGAAATTATTGAAAGAGTCATTGGTCAAACTATATTATATTATCCAGTCAGTATAGAACACACAAATTTTCACCCTCTTTACGGAGAAGCGATAAACAAGACTTTCCTGCCACCAGTGCGTGTACATGCTTTGGTAGAGTGGGAAGGTATAACATCGACCAATACAAATATTGGAATAGATAAGAGGTCTTCTATTAACGTATTTTTTCACAAGAGAAGATTAACGGAAGATCAGGATCTGTTTGTACGAGAGGGAGACTTCCTTTTATACGGAACATTTTTATATGAAATATTATCATTAAATGAACCAAAAGAAATATTTGGTCAAGTTGAACATAAAATGGAGATATTAGCTAAATGCACCAGAGCAAGAAGGGGAGTATTCGATGCCACATGACGACAAATATAAAGATCTTCCACCCGAAGCTGCATCTAGAAAATATCCAACAGGATTAAAAGATTTTAGCTTTGCTCCGTCGACACTGGAAACAATAGACTTTTCAGTATATGATTATATGAACGGAGATATCAATTTTCATGTCACAACGAATAAGGGGTCTGAAAAAGTACCAGTTATCTGGGTAGCTTCCGAGAGGGCATATCAAATAAAGAATAAAAAAGAACTTCGTGATGATGAGGGTACAATAATCCTGCCCGTGATCACTATTGAGAGGGCCAATGTTGTAAAAGACTTAAACACTAGGGGTGCCTACTACGGAGATCAGTTTATCAATAGAGATGAGAAAGGCGGAGGTCTTGTAGTTGCTAGGAGAATACAACAAAAAAAGACATCAGAGTTTAACAACGCCGATCAAAAAAGAAAATACCCTTCTTTCACCCCATCCACTGGTCCAAAATTCATTCGAAGAACAGACAAGAGAAAAGTCGTTTATGAGACAATATCCATTCCTCCTATTGTATATGTTGATATAGAGTATAAAATAACATTAAGAACTGAATACCAACAACAAATGAATGAGCTACTTCAGGTGTTCGCGACTAGACCGGGAACGATAAACCACCTGATGTTTGAGAGAGATGATCATAAGTATGAAGCTTTTGTACAAGGAAACTTTAGACAAAATAACAATATCTCCTCTATGGACAACGAAGAGAGAAAGTTTGAGACACAAATATCAATAAAAGTTTTAGGATATTTAGTTGGTGAAGGTGCTAACGATGATAGACCAAAAATAAGCATCAGAGAAAACGCCGTAGAGGTGAAAATACCCAGAGAGAGAACCGTGTTTGGGGACAAGCCTGAATACTCTGGAGATGGCAAGTTGAGGGGCAAAAATCCATATTCTAGCGACCGCACCGGATATATTGAATAATTTTGTCCTTTATGGATGCTGAATACTATTTATTAAAGAAAAAATGTTTTTATTCCAAGTGAATACATAATAAGGAGACTCGCAAAAATGTCAGCAAAGAATTTTAAATTTGTATCACCCGGAGTTTTTGTAAAAGAAATCGACAACTCCCAAATTACAAGAAGTGCCCCTCCAATCGGACCCGTAGTAATCGGTAGATTTAGAAGAGGACCAGCCTACCTTCCAACCAGAGTCGAATCTTTATCTGAATTGATAGAAATCTTTGGTGCACCCATCCGAGGCGACGAGAGTTCAGACGTTTGGAGATCAGGACTCCCAACCGCACCAACATATGGTGCTTATGCTGCTGCCGCTTATCTTAAAAATGGCGCACCCTTGACAGTTGTCAGGGTTTTGGGAGATCAAGACTCCTCTGTATCAAATTCAACTAGATCAAACGCTTCCGCTGGGTGGTACATGGGCGCTACACCTGCTCAAGAGGGCAATCCGGGTGGTGCCTATGGTTTATTCTTAATGACGTCCGCTTCGGCAGCCGTGGGAGCCACAGGTTCAGCCAATGGAGTGCTTGCCGCTACATGGTATTTTGATCAGGGCGGAATAGCGTTGTCTGGTACAATCGCAGGTGGACCGACCACTGTCGTGTCAGGCTCTGGAGTCTTAATCGAGTCCGAAGCTGGATCTTCACCGGGATACAATTTCACGGCTCAGTTATACACATCAGGAGCTGAAGGGGCAGGTACACCAAGTGAAACCTTCAGATTTAATTTCGATAAGAATTCTAAATTTTATGCGAGAAAAGTGTTCAATACTAACCCAACAAGAACAAACAACGCTTTGACATCGACTACCACAAGGAAGAACTATTTCCTTGGAGAAACTTTTGAACGCTCGGTAGCTACTGAGATCACTGGATCTAAGTGTTATGGGTTTATTCTCCCATTGGCATCAAGCGATGGTCTGAGATCAGGTCACATATTCAAAAAGCCAACAGCCGCTTCCCAGACAGGTTGGTTCATGGCTCAGGATATGAGAACAACCGCAGCTAGCGCAATTGTCACTAATAATACACTAACCCCAGATTATGATCCAGATAACACAGCTATTTGTCCACGGTTGTTTAAGTTCCATACTTTGAGCACGGGAGAAGCAGAGCAGAGAAATTTCAAAGTATCTATTGAAAATATTAAGTATTCTAACAGAGCAGACTTGGATCCATACGGCTCATTCTCTATTGTTATTCGATCATTAACAGATAACGACACAGCGCCAAGAGTGGTTGAAAGGTTTGATAATTGTAATTTGAATCCAAATTCAACCAACTACGTTGGTGCCAAAGTTGGTGATGCTTACTATGAGTGGGATAACACAAAGAAAAGAATAACTGAATATGGAACTTATCCGAATAATTCTAAAATTCTTAGAATTGAAGTATCGGCAGAAATTGACTTGGGGCAAGCAAACCCAGAATTGTTGCCATTCGGTGTACAAGGTCCAGTAAAAAGAAACGGATTCCAAATACAATTCGTAACTGGATCTGGAGCACGAGACCTTGCAACGGGATCTTTCCAGCCAACATCAGCATCGTTTAACAACCCCGGTGCTGTAGACTTAACTCACTTAAATGTTCTTAGGAATTCAGGAAGTGCTTTTAAGTGGTTCGATCAATCTGCAGGCGCACCAAGATATCAAAATCAACTACAATGGGGTGGCGCAGGTTACTACTCCGGATCCGCAACTAATTTTGTTTCTGGCGGAGCACCAGAATTCTTGGCTCACATTAAATTCCCAGATGTTAATCTGAGAAATTCAGCCGAAGATGGTAACTTATCTAATCCAACGTTAGCAAACTTCGGGTACACTACAAATAGTGGTAGCCTGAATACAGCTTTTGAAGCTAGCAATTACGACTTGCTTAGAGCAATGCCATCGGATTTTGATAACTTTGCGACAGATAATTACACAAAAAGAATGTTTTTATTCTCTTTGGATGACATTAGCGCTAGCTCTGACGGTCAAAGCGGATCTTACTCTTACTCATCTGGATCTAGAGCAGCCGGAAATTCGGTTACTGCTAGAAATGGATCTTATAAGAATATTCTCGATGCTGGTTATAACAGATTCACAGCCCCGCTCTTTGGTGGGTTTGATGGATACGACCTCATTGAAGCAGAGCCGCTAAATAATACTAGAGCAATCAGAGATGATGCTACAGCGACAACATACGCCATGTATTATTCTGTAAAGAAAGCGATTGATATCCTTGCTGATCCTGAATTCGTGGAAATGAATTTGGTTTCTGCTCCGGGTATAACTAATGAAAGTTTGACACAGCACTTGATTAATGTTTGCGAAGACCGTGGAGATGCTCTTGCCATTATCGATCCTAAAGGTGGATACGTACCGGCAGCAGAAGGATCTTCTACAGGCGCGAAGAACGAGCAAAATAGAATTTCTAACCAGCACGTAGATGAAGTTGTAGCAAACATGCAGAGAAGAGCAATGAACTCCAGTTATGGAGCGGCCTATTATCCATGGGTTAGAATGACTGACGATATTAATGGAGGATCCCTCTGGGCACCACCTTCTATCGCAGCAATCGGAACAATTGCCTATTCAGATAAACAAAAAGCTCCTTGGTTCGCTCCTGCCGGATTTAACAGAGGTGGTCTTAGCCGTGGAGCCGCAGGGTTCCCAATCACCAATGTTCGCTCCAAGCTCACTCAGGCAGACAGAGATGATCTTTATGAGGTAAACGTTAACCCAATTGCCTCATTCCCGAGCGAAGGAATTGTAATCTTCGGTCAAAAGACCCTACAAGTCACACCATCAGCTTTGGATAGAATCAATGTAAGAAGATTAATGATCTTTGTTAAGAAGCAGGTATCAAGAATCGCCGCAAACCTCTTGTTTGACCAAAATGTAGAGGCTACTTGGGACAGGTTCAAGACACAAGTTGATCCCTTCTTGAGTAACATTAGAGCAGCCTTCGGATTGTCTGATTTCAAAGTTGTTTTAGATGAAACAACAACGACGCCAGAATTAGTAGATAGGAATATTATGTACGCAAAAATCTTCCTTAAGCCAGCAAGAGCAATTGAGTACATCGCAATTGACTTTAACATTACTAACACTGGCGCAAGTTTTGACGACTAAAAAAAATAAATAAATACTATTTATAGTATAAAGAAAATATAACCGAATAAGGGGAATTAATAAGATGCCATTGTATACAGACAGTTTCGATTCATCAGACAGCTTTTGGTCAGATGCTAGAAGCGAGCCAAAAAGAAAGTATAGATTTACCTTTGATGTTGCCGGTCTCCCGATCTGGACAATTACAAAGGTAAGCCGCCCAAGCTTTAGGGTAACAGAGACAAAGCATGATTTCTATAATCATAGCTTTTATTATCCCGGAAGAGTTGAGTGGCAGACACTATCCTTTACAACCGTTGATCCGATTAACCCGGACGCGACGGGTATCATGATGAAGATGCTGTACGCTTCAGGCTATGAATTCCCAGATAAGCAATTCGGTGGCTTGGCATACAACTATAAGTCTCTTAATAAATCAGACTCAGTTGACTCTCTCAATCCTGTATGTATCAGGTTGTATGATGGTCAAGGCGCTACTGTAGAGAAGTGGACTTTGAAAAACGCATTTATTACTCAGGTAACGAATGGAGAAGTTGCTTACAATGATGACAACATGGTTAACATTGATGTCACTCTTCGATATGACTGGGCTACAATCGAATATCTCGGGAATAGAGCACCTTACACATCGGCAAACGGTCAAGTTGTTGGCGATGCCGAAGTCGGACCATAAAAAAAGTTTACATTTTTTCTTTATGTGTTATAATTACTTATGTCTAACATAGTTCGAATATGAGGAAAAGATGACCGAAAGAAATAATGAAGACAGGTTCGCTCCCCCGCCTATGGGACAGCAAGGCTTTACGCCTCAAATGCCCAATCAGCAACAAAACAATCAAGTACAATTTGTTGTTCCAACAGAAATTGTGGATTTGCCATCCCAAGGCAGATTTTACCCCGAGGGGCATACTCTTCACAATAAAAAGACAGTGGAAATAAGATATATGACTGCCAAAGAAGAAGATATTTTAACTTCTTCTACCTTAATAAAGAAAGGCATTGTATTTGATAGGCTACTACAGTCTCTTATGGTGGAAAACATTCATGCGGACGATCTTCTCGTGGGTGACAAGAGTGCGCTCTTGGTTGCCGCAAGGATAACCGGATACGGACCAGAGTATGATACAAATGTGACATGTCCTTCGTGTAGAACAAAAACACAATATAGTTTTGACTTAGTAGAATCCATACCTAAGTATGAAGATGATACTGAGTATTCAGCACTCTTTCCTGTAACCCAAACAGAGAGGGGAACATACATAGTTAATCTAGAAAAGATTGATTCACTGGTTGAAGTAAAGTTTTTAAATGGTCATGATGAAAAGAGATTGACATCAATAACCAACGCCAAAAAGAAAAATAATCTGGGGGAATCCCCAATAACCGATGCTTTAAAGGCTTGTATAGTATCGGTAAATGACAATCCTGATCGAGGATATGTTAATGGTTTTGTTGACAACATGCCAGCCCTTCAAGCTAGAAAGTTGAGAAATATATATAAAAAGATTTCTCCGAAGACAAACTTGACTAGTCTCTTTTCCTGCGCTAACTGCGCTTATGAACAGGAATTGGAGGTACCGATTAACGTTAACTTTTTTTGGCCTGACGCATAAATATATAGAAAAAGTATATGATGAGATCTTCTCATTAAAAATGCATGGCAATTGGTCATTCCAAGAAGCCTACAGTCTTCCAGTTAAAGTTCGAAGATGGTTTTTGAAAAGACTAATCAAATATTACGAAGAAAAAAACGAGAAAAGAGAAAAGGCTTCTAAAAAGTTATAATCTTCGTACATTTATAGATCAAGAGCAAATTTGTTTTTGATCTTTTTTTTTATTGTAAACAACTATTTATCAAGAGGACTTAATCATGAATATTATACAAGAAGATAAAATTGAAAAAATAACCATTCAATTCACAGACAATCTAACAGAAAACTATTTGAGATCTTTTTCTTTCAAATTAAAAGAAATACTAAAGGCGATGATAGCTGGTCGACATCTACCCTTATCTGTAAGGGGTGAGAAACAAAAGCTAGAAGCTTTCGCAAAAGCTTTGGATAATGAAAGAAAGTACATATTAATCTTACAAGACGTTAACGCGGCAGACCCAAGAGCAATGTCCCAGAGACATGAGTTAGAAAACTCTATGGCTGAATTTGAAAAACAAACCGGAATTAAGTGGCCGGTTAGGTAATAACATATGGCGGACGATATAAAAACTCCAGAAGAAATTAATCAAGCTACACAGGCTCTGGATAAGTATATTGAAAAACTAAAAGAGCTTAATAGAGTTAATACTCTAAGCCAGAATACAAATACCGAAAATGATTTAGATTTAGATCAAAGAATAAAATATGTTCAGTACCTAGAGACCGAGAGAGACCTTAGACAACAAATCATAAAGGATAGGTTAACCGAGGTCGAATTAGAATCCCAAACCGTACAAAACCAAGACATATCCAGCAATTTTCAGACAACAAGAATCGAAGCTTTACAGCAAGAAATTGAGCTTTTAAATTCTATTAGCAATATTAAAGAACAAAACGCCCAAGCTGCCGCCTCGAATATGGGGAATGCGGCTGTAAATCCCGACAATATTGGGCTGGGTCCTTCATCGCAAGCCAGTTTTGGTCCCGCAATCATGAAGGGGATTCAAAAAATCCTCGGCTACGTTGCAGCCGGTGGCGTCGGTGCAGCAACGGGAGGGGCAGCAGGACTAGCCTCGGCAGGAGTTGCTCCATTAGCAGATTTAGCAGATTTCGCGGCAGATAAAATAGTCCAAACCGGCGCTGCCGCTTTGGATTTCGCCAGTACATTGGATGTTTCTAGAAGGTCGATGATACCATTCATTGGGTCACTACAGAGAACAGCAGAATCTCATCAAGAATTAGCCCTCTCGTCACGAGATGCAAGAATTAGCTTAGAAGATCTCGCGAACCTAACAATAGAAGCCTCAGATGGCTTTTCTCGCTTTGCTCTGGAAACACCAGAGGTAATTTCATCTCTGGCTGTCTTGGAAGGTCAGATTAAAAAGCTCGGAGGAACAGGTGCCGCCAGCATTATCCAATCTCTCATAGTGGAGGGAGATATGGATAGCATTGATGATGCCACAGAAAGGCTAAAGTCTTTGACTAAGCAGATGTTAGACTTGGGAGTGACCCCAAAACAGTTTACCCAAGATTTTGCGACTCTCATACCAAATCTTGCTTTATTTGGTAGCCAAGCCGAGAATGTAATAGCGAGGGTTTCTCTTGCAGCAGCAAAGTCTAGGGTTAGTGTCGACACTATCACGGGAGTGGCAGAAAATTTTTCCACCTATAGTGGCGCTGCTCAAGCAATTCAAGGGATTAATTCTATATTTGGAGAAGCCATCTTCACCGATCCAGCAGAGTTAGTTTCCTTATTTTATGAAGGGGGTCCAGAGGCTATTGAGGCAGCGCTAAGAGAAAGATTAGCGGGTCGCCTAGATACCGAGTCAGGAGCAGGAAGAGCGGAAATTAGAGCTTTGATGGGTCAACTGGGTATGGGATCTGCCCAAGACACTATCAGGTTCTTTGAAGATAGGGACGTTGGAGAACAGGCAATTGATGCTGCTGATAGGCAAGCTTTAGATTTAGACACAAGTGGCTTAAGCGGTCAATTTGACGAGCTAAACAAATCAGCAACTCCCTTGGCAGAAACATTTAAGATTTTTACTCAAGAAGTCGGTTTGGAGGCAGCAAAGGCTGCAGGAACCAATTTAGCAGAGTTTTCTGATAATTTAGAAAAAGTATCAGAATTTATGCTTGACCAAGCAATTTTACCCCGTACCAGAGAGTTTTCAGAAGAAAGTCTAAAACCATTCGTTGACTCAATCAGAGAGATGAGCAGTGGGCTTGACGCTGGCATCCTTGACTCAGAGGATATCAAACGACAACTCGGCGATCTGGACCTAACGAAACAGACTCTCAGGGACTCAGCTCCCATCGCTGCTCCCGCCGTGACGGCACTCGCCGGGGAAGACCCTCTTCTAGGGTCAGAAAACTTTGGTAGGGTCTCGGGTGAAGTGAGAAAAGCGATGGAAGAAGGGAGATACATTCCCGGAGGAGAAGGCGGAGCGGGAAAAGTAGTATACTTCTCGCCAGAATTTGATCAAAGATTAGAAGTTCCCGTTGGAGAAATATCGGGCAAACTTGATAATTTTGGTGCCAGTCTCCCGTTTATCGATACTGATCTGGAAGATGAATTACAGGCACTGGATGATGCTGTACGGAACAGAGAAGCTGAATCATTCCAACCGGGAGATACAACGGGAAATCCAGATCTAGACAGGATGCTAAATCAGCCTGTTACACTGGTCTTTGAGGAGGGTTCTGCTAGAGAATTTAAAGCATTTGTTCGAGACGAAGGAGCGAGAGGTGCTATCGATAAGATACAGAAAAAATTCAACCCATCGAAACAAACAGGACCTTCCCCTTTCTAGGGCAATGTAAAGGGTAGAGGGATTATTTAAATGGCTATAATATACGAAAGAACAGGTAAAAAAGATAAGATTTCCCAACAGGAAGGGCAGACATATGGTACGCCGTATGAAGACTTTGCGAATCAGTCAAAATATTTTAATCCAAACGATATGCTCGAAAGAAAAGGGCACCTATTTAGCTTTCTACACCTGCCCACTGGAAAAGTCGTAAAACTACCAGCGGTGGTCTCAAGCATACAGGACAATTACACCTCAAATTTTAGAAGAGAAGCTTCATATGGTAGGATGGATCCCATAACAACTTTTCAGAACACGCAAAGACAAATTTCTGTTTCTTTAAAAATACCAGCAGGAACCTATAGAGAGGCAAAGAAAAATCATTATAGAGTGACAAAGGTTTTGTCGAATATGCTATACCCTACCTATAAGAGGTTTGGAGATTATAGGGTATTATCTGAGCCTCCTATTATCGCTATAAAGCATGTTCAACTTATATCTGGACCGGGAAAATCATCAATACCCGGATATCTAGTGGGAACAATGTCGGGTCTAAATATTAATCATAATTTTGAACAGGGTGCCTATGAGGACTCTACTGATGGAAATGATGTATATCCAAAATATATTACCATTTCCTTTACTTTCCACATATTACATGATTATGATAGGGGGTGGGTGACTGAGACAAACGATTTCCCCACAGATGTAGCGCAGCCATCCCTTGAGGATGGGGGAGCAGGCGGTACCGGCACTGGACCCGGCAATGAACAGGGCAAAACAATTGGAATTCCAAAGATGCCCAAAGACCCCGACCAAGAGGGCGGTGCACCACCGGGAGAACAGCCAGACCCAAGTGGGCTTAGTGACGCTGATCGGGAAGATGGGACAGATGTTGGAGACCCTGATTCCCCACCTATAAATGTACCATCGGAAGAGGTGCTATTGGGCGGCGGCGGTGCCATTGAAGATGTTGACTATCCTATAATTATAGACGAAGAAAGCAACACATATGAGCCAATAGATTAAATGATTAGGAATTAAGATTATGTCGAGATATGCCAATACAAAAGAAATAATAAACAACGATAGAATATATGCTACACTTTTTAAAAATCGGGGTGTTTCGCAGGTTCAACAGTTTGGCACCAGATTCCTGAGATACCCGTCTCGGGCTCAGGTCGCCCAGCTTAATCTAATCGCGCACACTTGGGCTTATGGGGACATGTATTATAAGTTGGCCCATGAAAACTATGGGGACCCAACAATGTGGTGGGTAATCGCTTTCTTTAACCAAAGACCAACAGAGGCACAGCTTAGGTTTGGGTCGATTATATATGTTCCACATCCCCTCGAAAGAGTATTGAATTTTTACGGAGTTTAGAATGGCATCAAACTATACAGACCCAGTAGCAGACCAAGTTGAAATTGCTCTGAAGGAAGAGTTTGGAACACTTTCCTACGAATGGGTTGACCCACAAACTGGACAACCTCTGACTCCTCAAGAAGTACAGGAAAGCATAAATGTTTATGGCTCTTTTATTGTAGAAGAGGCAGACGGTCAGCAATATCAGTTTAAGGCACTAGAAGACAAGAGGCTAAACGGATATGACTACGGACTATGTGTATTAAAACTAAGCCCAGATTCGTCGCAATTTTATGGATTTGCTTATAATCGTGTAATCAACTCGGAACAACCGGGACTTTTGATGGCATCACTATCTGAGGAAGCCGATCTTTTGAGGGAGGATTTCCTTTCATTTTTGTCACAATACAAAACTGGAGAAGGTACTCAAGCAGATGCATTCGAGGGTGTATCAGACTTTGGTCAACTAGAGGAAATTCCCGCTGGACAAACTACGGCTCCAATAGCGGATACCCTACCAGAAGGTGAGGTGCTCGGACCACTACCAGATCCGCTGGGAGACGGTCAACTGGGAGATCCAACCTTAGCAGCGGGGGAAACCTTCGGACCAGTAATGACTGACACTGATGGCACCCTGCGATTTCCGGGCAAATATTTAACCACAATATCTGATCAGCAAGCAATCATGGAGAATCTTCCAACAATATTTAGAGAAGACGCAGATCCATATTTTGAACAAAAAGGAGAACCAGAGTATTATATTATATCAGAAGACGCGAATGAAGAACTTTCTCCCGTTGAAAGATTGACAAAGACGCCTACGCAAGCGCTAAAAAAAATGCTTGAGATTGATAATAATGAAGTCGCCTCTTTACTACCAAAGATACAGCTTTGGAAAGCGATTACTGATGATGATGGAAGGGTTATAGATGAGATATATATACCGTATACAACTGATTCTAGAAATTTTATTAAAGATGTGTTCTCAAATAAGGATGATCGGGGTGATGATGTCGGGATTAGAGACGTATCCTTGGTATACGACAACCAAAACCCAGCAACAGCAGAGAAGCTATTAGGGTGTAGCATAACATATGTATTTCAAAACGCCGGAACATTGATAAAAGATAGAAATGGGTTTAGGTTTGTTGATTTATTTGCTTTCGATAAAAAACAAAGAGAAAAGTTTGGAAGTGAGATATATGATGACACAAAATATGATATATTTTTAAGAATTGGGTATGAAGTTCCAATGGAGCAGGGATCAATATCAAAAGATTTAAAAAAAGCCATAGGTTACCAAGACCAGATACTGAGACTCCAGCTAACTGAATATGACCTAACATTTGACGCAAATGGGTATTTAGAAATATCAGCACAATATTCAAGTGCGAATGTGGAATTTTTTTCAAGTGATAAACATGAAATCTTGGGTGTAAAAAGATTACTACAAATGAATGAAGATAACCCTGAGAACCAAGATGCGGAATCTATACCCCCTAGAGTAAGTAAAATAGATCTATATAAGGGAATAACAGACTACATGGCAGCCAACGACATGGTAAGGACTGCTAAGGCTAGTCAGTATTATGAAGCTTTTAAAAATTCAAGAGGAGACCTCATACCGCAAGAACAAATGTCCGAGACAGTCGATGCCCTTGACAAATTAACTACCCAACCCGGAGTTGATTTGTTTGCGGGGATTCGATCTTCGGGCACAACTGATAAAGGCTTCAAGTCAGAATTAGTAGAAGAATACAGAAAAGACTTTGTGAGTACACAGCAGGATACGGAAGACAGGGAGATATCTTATTTCTATTTTGGGGATTTACTGGAAGCAGTGTTAGCGACAAATCCAGAAACCTACAAATCTATGCTGGGAAGGAATTTTGCTTTTATTTTAGACAATATGGGCTATCAGTTTTTGAAGGGAGAGACGATATCAGTATTTAATATACGCAAGCTGCCTATAAGTGTAGAGATGTATACGCAGTGGTTTCAAAAAAACTATATTACTAAAGATGTACAAATTACATCGCTTATGAGTATGATAAAGAGGATGATATTCGGACTAGCGTCTGCCGCGTCTAAAACACGATCACCGGACAAGATTGGTCAAGATTATAGCCCGTCTCTTACGAGAGACACTGTGGAAGTGCCATATGGGCTCCCAGATGTTACGGAAAATGCTGGAATATCGGCAATAACTAAAAATCCTGATGTAAGTTCCAAGACTCTAAGCGGTGCTGATCTTTGGGAATATTACTTAATTTATGATAAAACATATTATTCAGACAAAGTAGGGCAATACTTATCGGACTCGTCCGACGACACAGATATATATACGAAAAATGTAAATGTCTTAAGACCACACTTCTATGTTGGTGCTGATCGAGGACTGTTGAAGGACTTTAGCTTTAATAAAGTAGCTCTTGGGGAAGACCTAGCAATAATCAGGAACTTAAGACAGGGAAATCCAACGAATCAATTGTGGGCGATCTTCAATGTTAGTTTGAGATTTATAGGTAATGATCTGATGAGAGTTGGAAAAACTATTTACCTAGATCCTAGCATAACAGGATTGGGAAGCCCCCTACAGCCGGGAACGGTATCAAACCTAATGGGGCTAGGTGGTTACTATTTAGTTACCAAGGTTAGCCACAGCTATTACCCGCAATGGGAGACACAAGTGGAGGCTGTATCTGTATTGCCAGAGTATTTGCGTCCGGGATACGTATCTCCAGCCCAGTTTGAATACTATTAGGAAGTAAGCTTATGTCATATAAAAAATACAAAAATTTATCGATAAATAAGAAAAACAGCTCAGGAGCAAAGAATTCATTCAGCAACAAAGCTTTAATCGCTAGAGTACAGTCACAATATATTAGAGGGTACAATTTTCATAATGGCAAAAATATATATTATGGAAGATTAGATCCGAGAAATAATACAATTAATGTTGATGAGGTGTTTCTGAGGGAAATAACTAGCAACGGCGGAAAAACAGTGATGTGTTTAAATTTTGTTGCTGATGCTTTTGAAGAAATGCGGAGATATATCAAAATAGAGGCGCAAAAAAAATTAGTACCTGACAATTTCATAACTAATGATTGGGACGCAAAAAAGGGATTTGCTAGCCCACACGCATTTTACGATTACAAAATAAAAGACATGTATGATGTCTTTGTTAGGCAAACGCTGCTAGCTAGAGGCAAAGAAAAAGATATATATAATTTTGAAGATTTCATTGAGATATTTTTAAATGAATTTTATTCAAATGTGGATAAAATGTTCCCCCTTACTAAAAGTGGCATGATTATGTCAAAATATTTTAATCCAACAAACACGGGATTATGTATTGAAGTATCGGAGGAGAGTTTTTCTGATGGATACTCCATGATTAGCAAATATCTCAGGAGCGGAAATTATGAATTTTATACACTCGCCGCTTCTTCGTATGGGTTTCTAATAGATCAGAATGCGCCATGGAGATTAATAGCAAACTTGAATTCTCCAAAAATGCAGTCCTATATGTCTCGCTATGATTTAAATAGAGATGAAGTTTTTGATGTCTGTTATTATAAAACCTATAAGTATGATATAAATAACCTAAAGGTATACCTTGAGCAGATGTATGCGACATATACGTCCGCTTTTCCCATCGCAATCAGGGAAAACTCCAGATATGACAACCAAGAGTGCCCACCATATAAGCAGCCAAAATTCTCTGCAATACCACGGCTTAAGCTGACCAATGAACAGTTTCAGTCTGATTACGATGACTTATTCTGGCTTAAACTATATTACAGAATTAAATTAAAAGAAGTAGGAATCCGAGCAGAGGGTAGTATGCTCACCAGAGAAATGATAAAATTAGAGCAACTTTATAATTCTCTTGACTTTGATTCCACTTTGGACTATATTAACGATACTATTAAACAACAGATAGTATGGTTTTAATTTGTTATTTCAAGCGTTAGATGATAAAGAATACTGCGTCGGCATTTACCTAGATGGTAAGATGGTATACGACCATATCCCGCCTAATTTGACCAAAACTTGGTCATATTCATCATTTTTGGAAGATAAAGAGGTAGAATTTGCCGAGATCTACGCCAAAGGTAAGAACTTAACAGAGATCTGCCCACCGCAGCACAAAGAAGAGTTAGATTTGGCTTGGAAGAAGATGTCGGCATTCTACAAGTCTTTTACGATTGCCAAAATAGACCTAAACCAAAACTGTTTCTTCGATCTCCTACCAGAGCAATTCGTTAAAGATTTTTGCGAGGTTAAAAACAAGATCACGCAGCATGTCTTTGATAACTACCAAAGACCAGACAACTATGAACTACAGCAGAAAATCGTATCTATCACCGCAGAAATATCCAATCAAAAACTAAATGTAGACCTAGATCCACTCAAGGAATCTTTCGAGAATCCAAGAACAAGGGAGTTCTTCAAAAGATTTAAAGCAGCCACCCCATATGTAAACTACAATCCATATGGTACAAAGACAGGCAGACTTACAACCAGAAAGAATTCATTTCCCATACTCACTATGGACAAAAGGTTTCGCAAAGTCCTCCAGCCAAACAACGACATGTTTGTGGAGTTGGATTATAATGCGGCCGAACTAAGGGTTCTAATCGGGCTGCTTGACATGCCTCAACCAGATGAAGACATTCATGACTGGAACATTAAGAATCTCTACGAGGGAAGTGTCGGGAGGGAGCAAGCAAAGAAGAATATCTTTTCATGGCTTTACAATCCTAATTCCAAGGACAAAGCCTTAGACAAGCACTATGACAGAAAGAAGGTAATGAATAAATATTGGGACGGTAAGTGCGTAAAAAACTACTACAAAAGAGAAATAGAGAGCGATGAGTATCACTCTCTGAACTATATCATTCAAAGCACATGTAGCGACTTAATTATGAACAGGGCTTTTTTGATCAAGGAGAGGTTGCGAGATTTAAAATCAAACATAGCATTTATTATTCATGATAGTATTGTTTTAGATCTTGACAAAGAGGACTTAAGTATGATAAACCATATGGTCAAGGAGTTTTCAAACACTCCTTTTGGCACATTTAAAGTTAATGTGTCGGCAGGAAAGAACTTTGGAGAGATGAAAGAATTATGTATACAATAGTGGGAC